CCCGCTCGATCACCACTTCCCACCGTCTCGCCGCTTCCGCCGCGGCGAGCATCGCGGGCGTGGTTTTCGTCAGTGACGCATTCATCACATCGATCGTGGCTGCGGCTTGTGCCGCATTCATCCCCACGGGCTTCAGGGCCGCAGCGGTGGCCATGGCGGGGGCGGGGATCGTGGCCACCATCGCGCCTAAGTCGGATGCGGATTGTGCTGCGGCATTCGCGGTTAAATCCATTTCACGGATCCCTTTGCGGATCGCGACAATCGGATTCGCCGCTTCTGCGAAGAGCTTCGCGTTGCGTTGCCATGCTTCGCCCACTTGGAACAGCACGGCGATGGCTTCCGCGCCATACACCTTCACGGTGTTAAACGCTTTCCGCCACATGTCTTCGGCAGCTTTTAGGCGGGCAATGGTGTCATCCGTCATCACCACTGTTTCATCGCCAATCGCCTTAATCCCTGCCAGAAACGTGGGGAGTAATTCTTGCCCCGCTTTACCGAAGAGCTCTAAGGCCACTTGCGATCGCGTCATCGGATCAGGGATCCGGGCAATCGCATCCCCGATCGCGGTAAACGCTTGCTCGGGGGCCATCTTCCGAATGGCATCGAATTCCAGCCCCGCCGCGTGCAGGGCTTCCTTCGTGCTCTTGCTGCCTTCGGACAGGTTCGCGTTCATCTTCTTGATCGCGCTGTCCACCGTTTCGATCGTGGCCCCGCTCTGTTCCGCTGCGTAGCTAAAGCGCTGCACCGCTTCCGCGGAGATCCCCAACTTCTCCGCCATGTCGCCTATCGTGCCCGCCGTCGCGATCACGTCCAGGGCAAAATTCTTCAGCGCATTGGCGGAGAAGGCCACGCCCACCACCCCCGCGGCACTCATCAGCGTGGACTTCCAATCGAACGTGGCTTTATTCGCGCCTTCCGTGGCTTTTTGCAGATCGGTAAAGCTCTTCGGGGCTTCGATCCCCATCTTTTGCATCTTCGCGATCGTTTCCGTCATCGTCGCGTTGATGCGTTTCATCTCCGCATCGGTGAGCTTGGACGCCCCGCCGACTTCCTCCACGGCTCGCACCATAAGCGTGGCTTGCTGGCGCAGCTTGTCGCCGGAGAGGGAATCCACCATCTTATTGAAGCCACCCGTGGCCTTATTGGCTTCATCGTGGAGATCCCGCACCTTCACGGTGGCTTTTTGCACCGCATCGTAAAAGCTCGTGAAGTCGGCTATGAATTTGGCAGTGAGGGCCATTAGATCAGCTCGCTGGCATCCTTCGAGAGTTCCGCGATCAGAATTTCATACACATCGTGCGGGAGCGCCAGGACATCGCCATATGTCCAGCGCATCACGCGGCAGATCCGCAGATCACTCACGATCCGCTCGCGGTAGCCTGAAGTTTTTTTTCCTCTGCTAGCGCGGCTTCATGATCCGTAATGGCCTGCTGGATCTCGTTGAAGGAATCACTATCGAGACTGTTCAGCGTGGCCATGACATATTCCGCGGGCATGTCCTTAATGGGCACGGGGTGCCCCGCGTGATCGGTGAAGCTCCAGTCGATCAGATACTCCACGACATTGGACACCCCCGCGGTTTCTAGATCGATATCGATCGGTTGCCCCGCCCGGGCCCCCTTGGTGCTGCGGGCAAACACCCGCCGCTGTTCCCCTGCGGTCAACTGCTTCTTGATCGTGATCCAATCCCCGCCTGTGAGATTGATCCGGACTATTTCGGGTTTGAGAAATCGAGACATAGATCTTTCGGTGGCCCCAGTTCCACCTTATCGAGAATTTCCGGCCCCAGCGTGGCGGTGAGTCGCCCGTTCTCCGCAAGGGTGTAAGTGACGATCGGCCACTTCCACGAGCCCGCCTTATGCGGGGCTTCAAAGATCAGCGGGCGCATGGACAGCTTGAACGGATCCCGCATCACCACTGTGGCCACCAGCGTGATCACGCCCGCGGTGCGGGTGACGGTGTAGCCGTTGACTGCCGCGGCGGTGTAGTAATGCCATTTCACCGCGGCCACGGTGCCCCGCAGCATCGGTTATGCGGCTTGCCCCGCCACCCACGCGGTGGCATTCCAATAGGCTTTGCTGGCATCCCCGAGCACCACATGCTGGCCCGTCGTCCACGCTGTGGCGGGATTCGCCGTCTTGCCCGTCATCGCGGCGAGATTCGCGGGCGTATCCGCCCCCGCGGGCGTGAACGTGCCCGGGGTGCCTGCCGTGGCCCCCGTGGCCACGATGCCCGTGCCGAGACTCCAGGGGCCCGCCCCTGACCACGTGCCGTTCACCGTCACCGCACCATCCACAGCCACTTCAATGGACATGGAGAGATTCGCAGGCCCGGAAAACGCCACGCCCGTGTCTAACGTCGAGGGCACTAACTTCAGGAACACCGCGACATCCCCGAAGGCGGCATCAAACAGAATCTTGCTCCCGATCGCTTCCCACCAGCCCTTGACGGTCCCTTGCGCCGTCATGGTGCCCTGTAGGAATACCTTCGTGGTGTCTAGGAATGCGGTAACGTCTACCGCCTCTCTGCTGAAATCCGCCGTCCAGCCGTTCAAACTCGCCACGTGCACCGCCGAGGATCCGCCCGTGGGATCCATCAGCACATCGCCCTTCGATCCGTGCCGTCGTAATGTCGCTGCCATGCGCTCCCCCTTAGGCCCGCGTAGACGGGCACACCATCACTTGATACTGGCCACCGTGGTGCTGCCACCGTGCAGCGGTATTCTGCGGATCGACTTCCATGTAGCGAATCGGTAACACCCGCTCGATATGCATCACCGTGTAATTGCCCGCCGTCACATCCTGCAAGCCATAGTGCAAGAGCTCGTGGATCCGAAATGCCGCATCATTCACGTCCACCACGCTGGCATCGCGATCGACGGCTTGCACCGTATACGTGACGCGATCCCACCCATCCTCACCCGCCAGGGCATTCATGTGCTCGCCGTCACTGCGGGCGATCAGCACGAAGTGATCGGCCCCCGGGGCGATATCCCAAAACACGCCATCGGGCATGAGGGCCCGGAGCGCGGAATCACTCGCGAGCGCGTTATAGATCGCCGCATCGATCGCGCTCAGATCCGCATGCACTAGGCATCCTCACCCGTCACCACGAAGCCCTGTTCCCGCAGCATCGCGGCCACGGCCCGAGATTTCGCGGACTGTTCCCGCTGCGTAATCGGCAGAAACGTGGGACGCCCACGGCGGGCTTTGTCCGTCTGCCTGCCGAATTCATACGCGGGGGCATAGACCGCGGTGGACGCCACCACATACGCGGTGGTGTAGGGATCGCCCGTGGCCAGGGCATTCATCACCACGCCATCCCGCAGCGTGCCCGTGATCACCTTGTAGGAGCTCCGCACATCGTTGTAAGCCCGTTCCGCATGCGAGCGCACGATCGGATCCGACAGTTCCCGCAAGTGCCGCGGCAGTTGCGTGAATTCGTCCAAGCCTTCGATCGTCATGCGGTTATTGGCCATTAGATTTGCTCCTCAGCGATTAACCGCAGCGTGATGTCTCGCTCTTCCACGTTATCGATCCCCGTGATCGCGAAGACCCGCCCTTCAAACAGCAGGCGGGTGGTGAGACTCACATCCTCGCGATAGCGGCCCTCGATCACGTGCGTGGCCGTCGTTAATATCGTGCCCGCCCCCACCCGTTCGAGATCCCGAGCTGTGGCCCGAATGATGCTCACATCCCACTTCGCCGGATCGAGATCCGCCCACCCTTCCGTCCACCCGCCTTCGCCATCAGGCATCAGCGCCGTGGGATCCTGCACCGTCACGACGTGCCGATACGATCCGATCGCCATTACGCCAGCGTAGGGGTGCGGCCCCAGGATGCCAACACGCTGCGAATCGCGCTCCATGTCTCTTCGTATTCCGCCATGCCCGCATCGCCCGGGTTGTCATACAACTGCGAGGTCAGCAACAGCGTGGCCCGCTTCACGGGGGCGGGCGCGGTGGTGTCTGTCCACGCTTCGTCGTTCATGTCGTTCAGATACGCCCGGATCACCGCATCCGCATCCGTGAGCGCGGCTTGCACTTCGAGATCGTGATCCGTATCGCGGATCTTCAATTGCCGTTTCGCTTCTGCGAGGGTAATCACCGCGGCCATGGGGCTTTGCTGTCCTTCCCGCTTTTCACCGCCAGCGTCCAATCCTTCCCATCACCCGGACGGCTCGTGGTGTCCACATCGCAGTGATAGACGGAACCGCGGAGCGTCACGAGATCCCCGCGTTCATACACTTTGCCGTCGAGATACACGCCACGGTAAATCGCGATCGGGGTGCGGAAGGTGATCTCTTTCGAGCACTCGCCGGAGCTCCACTTGTGCGTGAAGGTGCGCTCCCCGTCATAGTCCACCGTGTAAGCATCGAAGCCCAAGCCATCGAGCCCCGGGGGCCCTTGCGGCCCGGGCTGCGTGGGCACCGCTTCAAGGCGGGCGATCCGTTCCCGCAGTGTGGCGATCAATTCCACCACGGCGTCCGCATCCATGCCCGTGTGCTCCAGTGCCTTCACGCGGGCCACCACGGGGGCCAGCGCCGTCTTGATCACCGTCTCCACCACGTCAGCGAGGGCGGGCGCATCAAAGGGCATCCGCGCTCCAATCCTTCCGCAAGAGGGCGAGACTAAACGCCGTGAAGGCTTTCTCCCCGTCATCCGCATCCGCTTCGGGTGCTGGCGGCAGGGCTGGGGGTGCTGGCGCGGGCTTCGAGAAGGGCTGATCGCGATCCCGCTGGGCGAGCGCGGCCAAGCTGTAATACTGCTGCTGTGCCATCGGGGAATCGCCCCCGGGCACCGAGCCCAAGCCAAACCATTTCTTGCGGGCTTCGTTCGGGGCCATGGCGCCCGAGCCGATCGCATCCGCGGCCGCCTTCGTGCGGGTGACGGTGTCCAGCCAGATCAGATCATCCACATCGAATTCCGTGCCGTAGGGTGTGCCCTCCAGCCCCAGCCCTTCATCCAGCACCGTTTCGAAGGACACCAGCAGGCTTTGAATGCAATCGCTGTAATACTGCTGGTTCATCGGCTCCACGTTGTTATAGGGCGGGGCATCGCCCACGCCCACCTTGAACGGGGGCACGTGGTAGCAGCTACAGATCGTTTCTGCCGTCCAATCCAACTGTTTGATCAGTTCGGAATCGACGGCATTGGACATCAGCGCTTCGTATTTCAGATCGTTGCCGAGCACCGCCACCTTGCCCGCATTCTCGCCACTGAATTCGGTATTCCAGCGCTCTTTCAATTCGATCGCTTTGTCACGTGGGATTTCTCCGGGTGCCGTCAGGATCCCGCTGGGGCGGGCCCCCTGTGCGAAGAATTTCGTGCTTTGTGACTGCATCGTCAGCCCATGCAGCGCCGTGGCCCCGCACGCATACAGCGGAGACACGCCCATCAGCGGATGGAACAGCGGGATCATGATGTCGTGAATGATTTCGCTTGCGGGCACCGTGACCTGTCCTGACACACCCCCGATGCCCGAGAGATCATCGCGGCGGAGCTCGTAATACACCGCGCCGTCTTGCGTGACGAGCGGCACCACGCGGGTGGGATCCAGCACATACAGGGCTTTCACCACGCCCCGCTGATCGCGTTCCTTCAAGACGTAGGTGTTGCCATGCACGAGCTTGGACGTGATCCACTGCTCGATAAATTTCACGACCGTCTGATAGCGATTCGGCTTCCGTAGGACTGGCGAATACGCGGGGTTACTGGTTTCCGTCCAGATCCCTTCGTCGTCGATTTCCACCAGCCGCAAATGCAGCTTGGCCACATCCGCCGCGATCAGGGTGACGCACGCGAACACCGTGGGATTACTGAGCGCGGTGGTGCCCGGGACCTCCTGATTCTGCTGCCACGCGCCCGTGAAGGGCTCCCGCACGATCGGGAACCACCCCCCGGATCCCGCTCGGGTGAGCGGGGCCCGGAAGGCTTTTAGACTGAGCTCGTAACGGCCCACCCGTAACAGCATGGGCGTTAGATGGGATACACCGCACCCGTGAGGTAGTAGACCGCATTGGCCGCGGCCCGCTTCCAGTTGATGAACCGCTCCGCTCTGAGCGCCACCAAGTTGTCCTGAAACATATTCGTCCAGACCACCGTGGCATCGGTGGGGCTCGTGGGCGTATCGTTCATTTGGAGCGTGGCTTCCCGGCTCACATCGATCGCGACTCCGCCGTCATCCGCGTAGAGAATGTATTCAGGGGCCAAGGCGATCACGTTGGTGCCCACGACGTTGGACGCAATGATCGTGAGCCCGTTGGTGCTCCCGCCATTCACCCCCACACCCGGATACATCGGCACCCCAAGAGCATTTGTCGCGAGCCCCATGGCATACGCATTGGTCTGCGACATGATGATCGTGAGCTGATTCAACGTCACATTCTGCGCGGTGAAGTGCCCGATGATGAGCCCGAGATCCCCTTTGGGCGTGTCCACGGAAGCCGCCGTCGTGGCCCCGTTGGTGATCGATGCGGGAGAAGTTTGCGCCACTTCCGCCACGGTGGGATCGGTGAATTGCTGGTCGAGAAATTGCGCGATCCCCGCCACCATATCCCGCCGCACGATGTCTTCCGCGTTGGGATTGGATGTTTTGATGAGCTCTTCCGTCAGCACGATGATCCCCGCGGCTTTCGCCATGCCGAGCGTGGCCGTGCCGAAGGTGAGCTTGCCCACGGGCTTGGCTTTTGCCTGCCCAACCCACTTGTAGGTGCCACCGCCTGTCTGAATCGGCACCTGTGTGTTGAACGGCACCTTAGTGAGCCCGGAGATCTTCCCCAGTATCGTGGCGGGGCGTGACATCTCGATAAATTCGCCCGTGAGCGCGTTGATCTGCACCAGCGCTTGCGCCCATGCGGGATCCAGCGTGGTGCCCGGAGCCACCGCGGCTTTCACGAGCAAGTCTACGTTGGGATCGCGGTATTGCTTCGCGAGCTCCATCGCTCGGAACGAATCGCCCTTCGCCTGCACTTGCACCATCACCGAGCGGATCCACGCCTGCCCCTTCGGCGCGTTGTCTTTCACGCTGACGACAGAATACGGGGAGCGCACATCGCCCGCGGCTTTCGTGCCGTTGCCCTCCACCCGCGTGGCCGTGGTGACATTCACCCGTTCGAGCTCGTGAAAGCGCACGAGATCCGCATCGATCGACTTCACGTCGAGGGAGAGCCCGTCGTATTCCTCCCGCTGCGGCTCTTCCAGTGTTGTATCAGGCCCCGCGGTGTCCACGATCGCCGCCATGCGGGCCACCTTCGCGGCTCGGGCGTTTTGAAAGTCGGAAATCTTCTCTTGCAATGTCATGGTCTTGTGCCTTGTGGGCGTGCCCCTATCGCGGAGCGGGTTACGCGGGCCAAGCGCGGCCATATACGGGGCATCCAAACTTTTCACCGTGTGAATGGTGCAATCCATATTCGCGGGCACCGTCACAAGGCTTAATTCACAGATTTCGGTTTGCGTGAGGTGGAAGGTCTCACTGCCCTTGCGCCCGGGCACGGCTTCGAGAATGCGGAAGCCCACCGAGACACCCATCAGGATCCCGGCTTTGATGCTCTGCCACGCTTCATCCACGCGACTCTGCAAGGGCCCGGGCTCGGTAATGTGCGGCAGTGTCGCGGTGAATGCGATCCCCGCGGCCGTGGCCCGCTGTAACGTCACCCGCCCCACGGGCAACTTCGTATCGTGGTGTAGGAGTAAGGGCAGCGGATTCGTGTAACTGGCGCCTAAGGGCTCGAAGACGTGCCCCTGCCGATCGGGGGTGGGCGTGGTGGCGATCCCCGTGATCGTGCGGGTGTCGGTGTCTACCGATTTGACGTGAAGCACCGCATGCGCGTGGGTGAGCACCGCATGGAGTATCGGGGGGCTTAGGGCGATTGGCGATTATTCAATTTTTTATTCTCCAGTTCGCGGCGGATAATCTCGGGCACACTCACCGCCGCCCGCACCGCCTGCACGCAATACCGATCGAAATCCTGCTGGGTAAGGGTGATCGAGAGTGTCACCGAGCGGCCCGCGGGATCCACGGGTGGGCGTCCTCTCCGGCGTGGCATGGCTACCCCCAGACTTCGAGTGAATAGCTTGGTGTGGGCGTGTGATCGTTCCGCTCCATGGCATCCAGCGCCGTCACCAGCGCCGAGATCCCGTCAATGCGCTCCGTCGATTTCGCTTTGCTCGGCTGAATATTCCCCGCCGCATCAATCTCGATCGCCACGTTCCCGACATTCCACCGTAAGACGGGGTGTCCATCATGGCGTAAGGTGCCCGTCAGCACCGCGTGCTCAAGAGCTTTTGACGGAGAGGATAACGCCGCTTTCACTTGGCGCACCTTCACGCACGGCACTGCATCTTCTTGCTCTAACTGGCGGATCAATTCGACGGCATTGTAAGGGTCATACGCCACCATCCGCACATCAAACCGTTCGCACAGTTCGTTCACATACTGCCGCACTTGCTGCTGATTCACCGCAGGGCCCGGGCACGCGGTGAGACTCCCCCGCCGCGCCCATTCGTCATATGGCACCCGATCGCGTGTCACCCGCTCGGGGATCCGATCCGCGGGCACGAAGAAGTGCGGCAGCACCGCGAAGCCCGGGCCCATCGCATCGGGGAACACGGCTACCACCGCGGTTAAGTCGGTGGTGCGACTCAAATCCAGCCCGAGATAACAGCGCTTCCCCGTAAACGTCTCCCAATCGATTTCGCTCTTACACGCATCCCATGCGGCCAGTGATAACCACCGCGTATCCTGCTCCGTCCACTGATTCAAAAACAGTCTGCGGAAATTGTTTTCTTGCGCGGGGATCTCTTTCGCCCGCTTCGCCGCAATCTGGATATCTTCGAGACTGCGGAAATCGCCTAACGCGGGATTGGCTTTCTTCCACACTTTCTCCGATGTCCAATCGGCATCGGGTGGGGCTTCATACAGAATCGGCAGGAAGGACGGATCGAGCGCGGGATTCTCCTGCACCTTCTTCGCGTGCGTGTAGAGCTCCCACAGAATCGAATGCTTATCAAAGCCCGCCGTGGAGATCACCAAGAATAACGGTTGCGTGCGGCCACCCATGGACGTGGACAGCACATCGTAGAGCCGTCGATCGCTGCCCGCCGCATGGAGTTCGTCATACACCACGATTGCGGAATTGTAACCATGCTTGCTGTAGGCTTCCGCACTGATCGCTCGATAGAAGCTCGCACTCGACTGGTGCTCAATACGCTTCTGCGAATCCACGATGTAGCAGCTTTGCGAGAGCACGGGATCGTTGCGGATCATCTGCGCGGCCACCCCGAACACGATCCCCGCTTGATCCTTATCCGCCGCGGCACTGTAGACTTCGGCCCCGGCTTCCCCATCCGCCAGTAAGCCATACAACGCAATCGCGGCAGCGAGCTCACTCTTCCCATTCTTCCGCGGCAGCATGAGTAAACACGTTCGATACTGCCGCAGCCCATCCCGCCGCTTCTTGAACAGCTTCTTCAGAATCCGCACTTGCCAGGGGCGCAAGTTGAAGGGTTGCCCCGCGAAGCTGCCTTTCGTGTGCGTCAGCCGGTTAATAAACGCGATCGGATCCTGTGCGGCGGCGGGCTTCTGTTGTGCCGTGCCTTTGACGGGTGCGTTGCGGTTCCACCCCCCACGCCGCTCACGTTTCGTGGGCGTGTGTAAGGGGTGTGGAATCAATGACTTAGGCATAACTCGCGTGAGGG